TATCTTTTTATTAACAGCATGTTTTGAATTTGAAATTAAGTCATATAGTACATCTCCATGTTTTTCAACATATTGATATAATAATAACGTATTCCCTTTTAATGATAATGATAGATTCTTAATAAATTTATTTCTACCAGCATTAGCAATTAAATATTCTAGTTCTTGTTGATACTTTAAACCTTTAGATAATTTACACGTTTCCTCGGGATATTTTAGTACGATACATTTAATGCTTAGTTTCGTAACTTGTTTGTTATCCATTAATTGTTTGGTTGTAATAACTTTTCTAACTTGACCAAATAAACTTTCTAATTGCAATGAATGTATTTTTTGTCCATTTAGAGTTCCAGTAACCCCAACTCGATAATCAGCATTAATGCATTTTTGTACAATACCTGTTAAACTATTTGCAGATGCTAAATGAGCTTCATCGCATAATACAAAATCAAATTGGTCAAAATAAGTTCGGCTCTTATGATTAAATAATGATTGCCACGTGCTAATGTATAGTTGTTTGTCGGCATTTTTATCTTGACCGGCAAATATCATATGAATATGTTTATTTACATCCCATCCATTATGGCTTGAATAATCAGCAAAATCTGATGTAAGCTGATGGCATAATGATGTGTTTGGAACCAACAGTAAACCTTTCTTTCTTTTATGTGCTAACAAATATCTAACAATAATATAAAGGATACAACTTTTACCTGAACTTGTCGGGGATAATAACATTAAACGTTTTTCATTAAGAAAATCGAGAACGCCTTTAAATTGATAATCTCTAACTTCAATTTTCTTTCCATTAGAATGAATATTTAATGTAGTAATAAATTTGTGCAGCTCAGTGTCCGTAACTGGGTCGTAGTTATCTTTATAATTGTGTTCTATAGTATAACCTCTATCTTTAGCGAATGCTTCTAATTGAGGGATTAAACCAATAAAAAACTCCATATCTCCATTTGGTAATATTTTTGCTAAACGAACTTTTCCATCCCAGAGTCTCGATTTAAAACTAGGCATAAATTTATATCCAGTAGCAAAGAAAGAAAAGTAATCGCTTAATTCTTGCGCAATCCCCTTATCGCATTTAAGGATAGCATAAGTTTCATTATGTTTTTCGATTTCAATTATCATTTTAATTTCCTGCTAGGAATCTGGCATAAGTCATATATTCCCTGAGTTGCCAAGTTCTATTATTAATTTCTTTAAGGATAGCTTCACAAACGTATATACATTCTTCATAGTATGCTTTTTTTTCAAGAATTTTTATTAAAAAATCGTCAGCTTCAAGATAAGTGTCAATGTTACCTTTAGTGCCAATCTTTAAGTCGAACTGATCCCATCCATACTCGTCCAAGGTTTCCTTTGCAAGATTTCCTAGGTAATACTCCCTACGAATTTTCTTCATCTTTGCATGGTCGAATTTTGCTTTCTGTGCAGCGAGTCTATGCTGAGAAAGAATCTCGACATATTTCGCGTGCAAAAGAGGAGTATTTACTAATTCTTGATGAGGTTTAGATTCGTCGATTTGACTATCTGTTTTCCAATATTCTATAATTGCGTCAAGTTTTATCATTTTAAATTCTCAAATAAACATTACAAAAATATATAGGCGATTAAACTAATGCTATTTCATACCTTTTAAATCTAAATGTTGCTGTAGCAGTAATAATTTTTTCAGAACTAATCCTAACATCTAAAGGTATAGCAGAAACATATACAGGAAACAAATCAATAAAATGTATTTGTACTTTTGGTTTATCGTCAGCTGCAGATAATGTTGTTAATAATGCATCTGCATATTGTGGAGTATTTAAATATTCGTATTGACTATATTTTGATAATTTATCTAAATTTTTATAATCATCCCAAGTTTCGGCTTGCGTATAACCTTTAATCCAATAATAAATTGACGCCCAAGAGCGCAATTCTTCATCAACAAGAAATTCTACATTAAGATCTTCGTATTCCATTTTATCGCCTGGAACACCCATATCCCTAAATGGAGATAACTGAACTGTACTTTGCGTGTTTACTCCAGGAATATTAACAGCTTGACAGAAAAACTGAACCTCTGTTAATCTTGGAATTATAAAAGTAAACTTCGATGACTGTAATAAATCGGTATTACAGACGTTTGTATCTTCGAAAGCCATAAAAAATCCTTATAATTTATTTACTTGTATTTATAAAATTCTAAATACAAAAAAAGCTTTACTTTTTTTAAGTTATGTAGTACAATATACTTGAATCTTACAATAGGAGATATAGATGGTAAAAGTTGTAGTTTTAAGACCAGAAGAGGTAACTCCAAGACCCGATTTGGTTGGTAAATGGCTTGATGAAAGCCATTATAAGATATTAGTTGAAGAAGATTTAGATGTATATCTTCCTCCAGATTGCGCAGATTTTACTGCCGAAGAAAATTGCGATAATGATATGAATTGTTCTGGTTGTTCAAAAGGCTTATCTGAAAAAAATATCGTATTTAAATTTCGTAAAAACTTTTTTACTAAAGAAGAAGCTGATGCCGCTTATGCTGGTTTGCGCGATGCAGCTGTTGAAACGCAAAATCGTGGTATGGCTGGTGGTCCAAGAACTGCTACATGCGCAGGAAGAGAATGGGTTACTGATGAACAATTTGATTTATTGGAATTCTTTGCACATAAAAATTCGACTTCAGTATTTGGCGGATATACGCCAAAGGCAGATGTTGATTTAATACGAGCTAAGTATAAAAATCTTAAATCTGATGATAGTCGTGGTGTCGTCTGGTTGACTGAGCAAATTAGAGCTGAGAAATTTGTATTTAATGACTTTATCGATAAATTATGCGCATTAACTATTGATGAAGCAAAAGCTGAAGCTCAACGAGTATTAGATAAATTGATTAGTAAAACGACTTATGCTAATGTCGTAAATTCTGGTATTGCTGGTTGGTATGATAGATATCCTAGAATTCCTTTTGGTAGACCAACTACCTATACAAGAGATAATCTAGAAAAGTTTTCTAAGTCTTATCCATTCTTACAATCTTTAGCTAAAGGTTTTAAAGATATGCTGCCATGGCGTTATGGTAATCAAAAACGTGCTGCAGAATCGATCGATCAAAGATTTGTTGTACCGGATACTCCATTTACGACAATTACAGTAAATAGAGACTTTAGAACAGCGGGTCATTACGATCCTGCTAATATGGAAAACGGGTTTGCTAATCTTTGTGTAATTAGCAATAATGATGACTATTCTGGGTGTTATTTGGTATTTCCTGAAATTGGGTATGCAGTTGATATTAGACCTACTGATTTATTATTAGTAAATAATCAAGCAGGTTTGCATGGCAATACTGAAATGATAAAGAATAATCCAAATTCAGAAAGAATTTCTATTATAGCCTTTTTTCATGAAAAAATGTTAGAACTTGGGTCTTATGATTATGAAGATGCAAGAAGAGAATTTATTGATAGTCGCAGATTAAACCCAAATCATCCAAACCAAAGATATCGTTGGAATGGTATTACTCCAGGAATGTGGGCTGATACTCCAGATAAAAACTATAATTATTCTGCAGCAAAAGAATGGTATGATTTCTTAAAAGCAAAAGGCGACGTTGGAGAAAAATGGTTAATTGAACGTCACCCTTGGTTAAAATCTGCAAACGAATGTAATGGATTAGAAGATTTCTTCTAGAGAAGTTAAATTAAGGTTGGGGAAATCTTGTATCTTCCCAACCTTAATACATTTCCATCCATTTTGGTGTAATTTTATTCCTCTTGATACATTTAACATACCACTATAATTTAAATTTAATTTCTTACATATTTGTTTTAACCCTAAAATAAAATAATTCTTTCCATTAGGAGAAATTATATTATAAATTTTTCTATGCGCTAAAGCTGAATTTTCTATAGCTTGTTTTGACCTTTTTCCTGCTGCATTAGTGTTTTTTAAATTTTTCCCAGTTCCATATGTATTACCGATCATTCTTTTTGCTGTATTTTGTTTTTCGCTGTCAGATATTATTCTATTTTTTTGCCCTATAGATATTTTTTTACGAATACATATTGATGGATTTGATATCCCGTCTCCGCCATCAGTTCTATTTAATAGAATTCCTGTTCCTAAATCTTTTCTTCCATACCATTTAATTAATTTTCGTTCTATAGCTAATGCACCGATTTCTGTTAAATTAGTTTCAACAAAAACTATATAATTTTTGTCTTTAGGAACAGGAACTTTTCCGTGTTTTTTAAATGCTCTATTTTTTATACCTTTTCCTATATAATATGGCGTGCCGCTTTTTGCTGTTATTGAATCGATTGTTCTTATGTATGCATAAACATAATAGTTTAAGGTAAATTTATTTTTATTTGTATAAATATTTTTGCTGGGCATTGATATTCTCTATGAATGTTAAAACGAATGTTTAGAGCTTATAGATCTGCCAGGATCGTGATAAGCATTTTTTTTTGCTTTACAATATCAAAATAATATAGTATAATATATTTATATTATTTTTAGTTAAAATTAAAGGGTAGATTATGAAATTGAATATTGCAATTCCTTCGTATAAACGATCTGATACGCTTAGAGATAAAACTTTAAGTGTATTGGAGAAATATAATGTAGATCCAAGTACAGTAACAATCTTTGTTGCTAATGATGTCGAAAAGACTGCATACGAAACATCATTAAAAGATAACATTTATAACAAAAATATTGTTGTAGGCGTTGTTGGTATGGGACCGATTAGAAACTTTATTAGAAATTATTATGATGAGGGGGAATTTGTTGTAAATTTTGATGATGATTTATCGAGTATTATGCGCAAAGCTCCTGCTGATGAAAAGAAAATGGAGCCAATTGAAGATATCCATAAAGAAGTATTTGAGCCAATGTATAATATTATGCAGGAGAACGAAAATAAGCTCTGTGGTGTCTATGCAGCGTCGAATGCGTTTTTTATGAGTTATACCCCTAAGACTGGTTTATATTACTGCATTGGGTCGCTGTGGGGCTGCATTAACGATAAACATCAAGATCGTATGGTTCAATTATGTGACAAAGAAGATTTTGAAAGAACTCTTCAACATTATGTTCTTGATGGGTCAGTTTCGCGATTAGATAATATTACTGTTATATCAAAATATTATACTGAAGATGGAGGAATGCAAGTTGAACGAACTCTTGAGCGTATTGATAAAAGTGCTGATGATTTGGTTCGTAGATTTCCTGATTTATGTACAAAATATGTTCGTGAAACTACAGGTCATGCTGAATTACGTTTACGAGATACCAGTGGAGGTAAATATCAAAGATCCACGTCTTTTGATTTAGATAGTTTTTTCTAAACTCCCAAATAGAAAAAGGGAGCCGAAGCTCCCTTTTTTGTTTCATCCATGAAACAAAACTAAATTACATTAAGTTTTTCACAGCAAAGATTCTGTAATAGTTGTTGCTACGTGGAGTAATCAAACCTTGACCTTGGGTTGTACCTTCAGCGAATGGATTTGCTACTAAACCGTAACGAGTTTTAAAGCCGATTTTTGGTTGGAAAGTACCTGGATCAACTGCACGAACCATTTGTAAAGGAACGTATGGGCAGTAGAATAAACCAGAGTCATAAGGACTTGTACCTTTATAACCAACTGTACATAATTCAACGTTTTGGTATGAACCACCGAAGTAAGGATCAATATAAACTTTGATACGACCATGTAACAAACCAGCATATGTATTACCAGTATCATCAACTTGTAAGTCAGCTGATAATGCAGGAGTATATTGTAATACGCCAGCCATTGCTAGAGCAGAAGCAACGTCAGAAGAAACGATTAAGATGTTACCTTTTCCTCTACGAGTTGTTTTAGCGATTTGATTAGCTTCTCTTTCGATATGATAAATCAAACCTTTAAATCTTTCAACTGACCAACGACCATTTGAGTCTGTATCTAAGTCGAATACGCCTGGAGTAACTGTACCGAATTGAGCACCAGCTTTAGCTACTGTATAGATTGTACGAATTACTTCGCGGTTCATCTCAGCAAGAATTTCTGTAGATAAAACGTTTGATAATTCAGTTTCAGCATCCAAACCATGAATTGCTTTCAAATCTTGAGCCATTTCTAAGCTGTATTCAGCTTTCAATGCACGAGTTCTAGCAGAAACAGTAACTTTTTCGATTGAAATTGACATTTCGCCGAATACAGTACCAGCACCATCGCCTAATACTTCACCCATAGCAGTTGTCATTGCTTGTCCAGTATCAAAAGCTGAATTAGCTAATGGACCTGTAGAACCTACAGCTGAATTTGCAGTTGAACCACCTGTGCCGATAATACCAGAGAAAATAGTATTAGCTTCGTTATAGAATGCTTCGTTACCGCCACCGTTAGGGAATGTACCGTTACCTTGAGCGCCATAACGTGAGCGTAAAGCAAAGATTAATCCAGTAGGACCAGTCATTGGTTGAACGCCAGCTACGTCATATGCAATCAAGTTAGGTAAAGCACGACGTACTAAACTGATTAAAATTGGATCGAAGTTAGAAATACCACCAGTTGTATTAGTTGGTGTTCCTTCCATCAATGTTTCGCGATCTGAATCCATCGCTGCTTGTTGATTTTCCAATACAATTGCAGTAACTGCTTTTTTGTATGGATCAGTAATTTTTGCTAATTCTGGATGATCCAGAACTGGACTCCATTTATTTTGCAATTCTTCGTTTAATAAAGCCATTTAGATAAACTCCTTAAATTTTTATTTTTATTTTAAAATTGTTTGTGAAATACGTGAAGCATAAGCAGCAATTGTTGGATCAACTCTTTTTGCTGGTTTTACTTCTTCATTTAAGTCAATAACGTCATTTAAAGATTCGATAGAAGCTGGTTTAACGGTAGATGCTGAGAAATAAGATTCTTTAATATCTTCCATTTGTGTAACAAAATCATTTTCGCTTACAAATTCTACGCTCTCTGCGATAGTTTTAATTTTTTCAGCTTGAGATAATGTTAATCCTTCACATACTGCGTGAAGAGCTTCAACTTTCTTTTGTTCTGACAATTTTTGTTTCAAGTTAATGTTTTTATTCATTTCTTCATTAACTTGTTTTTCTAATGCCTCTACTTTAGAAGCTAATTCTTCTACTACATCGAATTTTTCTTCAGGAATATCGATATAGTGTTCTTCGAATACGGTTTTCAAAGACTCAATAAAGCCTTCTGCAATTTCAGTTCTTAAACCTGATTCAACTGCTAATTTATTTTCTTCCATCCACGATTCAGTAACGTAATCTAAATATTCGTCAACTTTATCAGTGAAATCTTCTTTCATATCTTCATAAGCTTCTTCGAATTGCGCAACATAATGCGCTTCTAATTCTTCAGCTAATTCACCAACTTTAGATTTAACAGCAGCTTCAAAAATAGCAGATGCTTTACGTTTAAAACTTTCTGATAAGTTTTCGCCAGCCATTAATGCTGCGATATCTTCGTTTACTTCTTCTTCATCTTCGTCTGGTTCGCCTTCTTCATTAACACCTTTTTTAGGATGAAGATTTACTTTTGTATCAACTTTAGAAGAAGCTTCAGCTGGTTGTGGAGCTAATTTTTTCATTGGTTCAGCGCCAACAGGTGGTGTTTGACCTGGAGGAGTTGCAGATGGAGCTTCAACACTCAATTTTTCCCAATCAGCATTTCCTACATCATGACCTGTTGTTTTATTAACTGTATCATGTAATTTTTCGCCTTCGCCAAATTTATCTTGTTTAGCGCCTTTGTCTTTTCTGTTGCTGTTTAGAATATCCATTGCAGCTTCAGAAAGATTTAAATTTTTATCTTGTGACATCAAATATCTCCTATTAGATTTTTATAATAATTATTTATATAAATTAAATTTTGTATTAGAGTTTTCTTAAAAAGTTTTCGAAGATTTTAAGAGCCATCGGTTCAACTTCTTTAGCTGTAAGTTTTCTTAAAGTATCTCTTGATTCTTCAAGATATTGTTCAACCCAACCTTTACCTTCAATAAACATCCATTCCTTTCCTTCCATTAAACCTTCAACATAGCAATCTTTACCTGATGGATCTAATACAATATCAACTGTTACTAAACGAAAATCTGGTTGGACGTATTTAATTCCATTAGATTCTTTGATAGAACCCAATCCTCTTGTTGATACGCCAAAATTTACGCCAGCATCAATAAATGATTTTACGATATTTCCATTGGGAGTATCTAAAACTTTAGCTTCACCATAACAACGGTGATCATCAAAATCCAATTTGGTAATAAGGTGAGATACTTTATCTGGATTAATTTGCGGTCCTTCTGGGTGAGACAATTCACCTAAAGATCTACGAGTATCAATATAATCTCTTTTATATCTTGTTACTTCAGGTAGCATATGCTCTTTTACATAAACTCTACCATTTCTGTTTTGTTCATTACAATGAATGAAATAACCTTTAATAGTATGATTCTTTTTACCGTTAGCTTCTTCTACAAGAACTTCTGTTTCGGTAAACTCATTTAACAATTTCATCGTTTGTTAACTCCTGTTATTGACCAGATTCTTCCGATAAATCTGTTGATTGTAATTGAGCAGCCTGTTCCAAAATTTCTAAGAAACTTTTATCTGAAACGTGTAATTCTTCTGCTAATTCTTCATTATTGTTGATGAAATTTAAAATTACATCAGCGCATTCTTTATTTATATTTAACTCCGACTGGTCGTCAAATATAATAACTCCTATATCATCATTCTCTGATATTTGTGTTAACTTTTCTAAAACTGATTCTGTTGTATTAGAAAAGCTAGAACCGTCCAAAGGAACAGTAATAAATTGATTTAAGTGCTCCGAGTGATACAAAGCTACTTGTTGCCCGTTAGGGAATCTTTGGACATAAGTTCTTTTTAGAATTAGAACCTGAGGTAAATCTTTATGTAATGTTTTAGTCATAGTACGGATTCTGCGCTTGTTTATTTGATTTTTTATTTCCTGAAGGAGATCTACCTACAGATGGATCTTGATCATTTGCATCTTCATCGTTAGGTACACCATCTCCATCTGGATCAGCATTAGGATCTTCTCCGGGAACTCCTGGATCTCCGCCTAATCCCGCCATTGGATCATTCATTAATTTTGGGTCCGGATATACTTGATCTTTAATTTCTTGTGCAATTTGTTTTTGCATTTGTTCGATTTCATCGTCATCCATTTTAAGGATATTTTTTTGGATCCATTCTTGAGAATAATAAACGCCTTTATATGGATCAACAACTGCCAATAAATTTAATCTATTCTGTAATAATTCTGAATCTTTCATTTCAGCATAATTATTATCTCTAACAAATTCATAATCGAAATCTTGTTTGTATACATCAAACTCATCATCAGAGCAAATACCTTTTAATTGGCATTGAACTTTTAATGCTTGATCAAACACGTCAGTAAATTTATTTCTTAATCTTTGGATAAATTTGTCAAATTTAATTTCATCACGAGAAATTACTTGATTTGTACCAACATCAAATGCACTATCGGGTTGAACTAATCTAGAAAATGGAACATTAAGTGCTTTATATAATTTTTTCTCGAAATATTCTACCATTGACATATCATCAAATGCAGCAGAAGATGGTAATGTAGTAATTTCTGTTGATTTATTATCAGAGCGTCTAGGTAACCAGAAATCATCCATCATAGAAAGGAATCTTCTATCATCTCTGATTTCACCTGTTGTAGCATCATAAACGACTTTATTTTTATATTTTGTCATAATATCTTTAAGATATTGTTCTGCCTTCATTTTAGGTAGATTACCAACATCAATATAAAAAATACGTCTTTCTGGAGCTCTTGATACTTTGTAAATTACGCTAGCATCCTCGATCATTCTTAATTGATTTAGAGGTTTAATGCATTTATGTAAGTTACTTAATATAATTGATCTTTTTGCGTCCAATAAACCTGATGTAACGCAAATCATTGAATCTGGAGCAATTCTTAATCCAGAATTTGTTAAGTTAGATTTTGTTGATATAGTATCAGAATAGATATAATATTCAACATAACCAGCAACAATATCATAACCAGTAGTTTGATCTTTTACTTTTTTAATTTCGCGAATTTTTGTAATTTTTCTTGGATCTGTATATCTTAATTCTTGAATACCTGCATTTGGATTTGCTTTATCGAGAATAAT